GCTAGAGACTTGCTCGGAAGATTACAATTAGCATATGAACAATTACCTTTGTGGCTACAGCAAGGTATTGTTGTATACAATAAAGGTAGCATGGAGTTGGAAAATGGATCTAAAATACTGGCAGCATCTACCTCCGCATCTGCAGTTCGAGGTATGTCTTTTAACATTATCTTTTTGGATGAGTTTGCCTTTGTTCCTAATCATATTGCTGAGGCATTCTTTAGCTCAGTATATCCTACTATCACTTCTGGTACCAAGACAAAAGTAATAATTATATCTACACCTTATGGTATGAATCACTTCTACAAACTGTGGGTTGACGCACAGAAAGGTAGAAATGGATATGCATGGACAGAAGTTCATTGGTCTAAAGTGCCAGGTAGAGATGCGAAGTGGAAAGAAACAACTATAGCAAATACATCTGAACGACAGTTTACACAGGAGTTCGAGTGCGAGTTCCTAGGATCTGTTGACACTTTAATTTCAGCTGCTAAACTTAGGACATTAGTTTATGATGACATTTTAACAACAAATGGATCTCTCGACGTATATGAAAATCCTATACCTGATCATGATTACATTATATGTGTTGACGTATCTCGTGGTCTCGCACAGGATTATTCTGCTTTCGTAGTAATTGATATCTCTCATGCACCATGGAGATTAGTAGCAAAATATAGGGATAAAGATGTAAGACCTATGCTATTCCCTAATGTCATATACAATGTTGCAACGAATTATAACAATGCTTACGTCCTAATAGAAGTCAATGATATTGGAGAAGCGGTTGCTTCTAGTTTATTCTATGACATAGAATATGAGAACGTTCTCATGTGTGCTATGCGTGGTAGAGCAGGTCAAGTAGTAGGTACTGGATTCTCAGGTAACAAGACACAGATGGGTGTTAAGATGAGTAAGACTGTCAAAGCACAAGGATGCTCTAACCTCAAAACTCTTATAGAAGATGATAAGTTATTAGTGAGAGACTATAATATAGTGGCAGAATTAACCACTTTTATACAAAATAAACAGTCATTTGAAGCAGACGAAGGATATCATGACGATTTAGTTATGTGTTTAGTTATATTTTCATGGTTAGTTCAGCAAGAATATTTTAAAGAAATGACTGATCAAGACATCAGAAGAAAGATATATGAAGAACAAAAGAATGCTATCGAACAGGACATGGCACCTTTTGGATTCATTGATGATGGATTGGAAGATGAAAGAATAGTAGATAATGAAGGAACTGTTTGGACGATTGATATGAATGATCCAGACTATGATGACTGGGAAAAATTCAAAGTAGATGAGTATGGAGACAAAGCATACATGTGGGAGTATCGCTGAAAAAGCTCCAATTTCTAAATAACTATAGACAAAAATTGATTTATTATCAGGAGTAATCGCATGGCTAGCACGCTCTTATCGCCAGGAGTTGAGATTCAGGAAAGAGATCTGACTATTGGTTCGATTGAGACGGTTGAAGTAAACGTTGGAGCAATTGCTGGTGCCTTCCTAAAAGGACCAGTATTAACACCAGTTCGTATATCAACAGAAGCTCAATTAATTGAAACTTTCGGGGAACCAACAGATGATAACGCAGAAACTTGGTGGACAGCTGCAAGTTTCCTATCATACGGTGGTGTTATTGATGTAGTTCGTTGTGCAACATCAGGACAACTAACAGCATCCGATGATTCAGTAACCTCACCATATACTCTTTCTATCCCAACAAAAGATGTATACGAAGCAGATTATTTCTACGCAGGAAATAATCCATTTAGGTTTGCAGCAAGAAACGTTGGTGCAGATCAGAACGCTCTTCGCGTAGCAACTATTGATACAGGTGCTGACATCACTCTAACTTTAGATGGTGCTCTTACCACAACAACTATAGGTACACAAGTTCAGACTGCATCCGCTAGCCCTAATGGTGCGAAGTCTGGATACATCTTTGCATGGGATGGTGCCAATAACAAGGTTTCCTTGATTACTTCAGATACTTGGGTAACAACTGACGTTATTGAAAACGGTGTTACTGACCTCAACGTAACTGCTAAAGCAAACTGGTACGATGAGCAAATAGTTTACCCTGCTGTAGGTAATAAACCTGCTTTGCCTTGGTCTGCAATTGCTCCTAGACCAACAACTTCTCCTTATGTTGCTGATCGTGGTGGATCTAAAGATGAGATGCATGTTGTAGTATATGACGCAACTGGAGAAATTACAGGTTCACCAAATACGCTTCTTGAGAAATTTACATATCTTTCAAAAGCAAACAATGGTAGAACATCTGAAGGTTCTCAAAACTATTATCCACAAGTACTTCTTGATGGATCAGATTGGATCTACTGGGGTTCTCATGAAACTGTAGGAATCTATGATGTAAGTGCAAACCAGTCTATTACTGGTGGTAACATCGCAGGTACCAATAACAAAGGAAATAATGCTACAACTGCATTTGACCTTTCAGGTGTTAGTGAATATACTTTCATCAAAGGTGCAGAATCAGGTGGAGCAACTTCTGGAGAAATTATCTCAGCAATGCAAGAGTTTGCAGACACTGAAACAGTTGAGATAGATTATCTACTCATGGGTCCTGGTGATATTGGATCAGATGCAGCTGCAGAAAACAATACAAAAGCAATCGCAGCTGCTGCATTAACAATCACTTCAGCAAGAAAAGATTGTATTGCATACCTTTCACCATGGAAAGGAAATGTTGTTGGAGTTACTAGTTCAGCAACACAAGCACAAAACGTAGTAGACTTCTACGACACAATGCAAGCAACATCATTCGGTGTGTTTGACAATGGTTGGAAGTACATCTACGACAGATTTGCAGACAAGTATCGTTACGTACCTTGCAACGGAGATGTTGCAGGATTATGTGCTGCTACAACTGCTAATGGTTTACCTTGGTTCTCACCCGCAGGTTTGAATCGTGGTGCCATCAAGAATGCTGTTAAGTTAGCATTCTCACCAACTAGATCTGAAAGGGATAAACTTTATCAGAATAGAATTAATCCAATTACTTCTCTTCCTGGTCAAGGTATTCTTCTTTTCGGAGACAAAACTGCTCTCGCTTCACCATCCGCATTTGATCGCATCAACGTCCGTCGTCTCTTTAATGTGATAGAGAAGACAATTGGCAACGCTGCGAAGGGGGTTCTTTTTGAACTTAATGATGAGTTTACTCGTAACAACTTTAAGAATGTTGTTGAACCATACCTTAGAAGCATCCAAGCTGAAAGAGGTATCACTGATTTCTTAGTTGTTTGTGACAAAACCAATAACACTGGTGCAGTCATTGACGCAAACGAGTTCAAGGCAGATTTCTATATCAAGCCTGCACGCTCAATCAACTACATCACATTGACCTTTATCGCTACACGTACTGGTGTTAGCTTTGAAGAGGTCGTCCCCAAAAGATAATTAATTAAGGAGCAAAACAAATGGCAGAAGCCACAGTATTGGGACTATTAACGTTCCAACAAGCAATCAGAGGTGGTGTAAGACCTAACCTCTTCCAAGTTGAACATACATGGCCATCAACAAACTTGGTTGAACCTTCACTTGATGGTCTCTCTGACAAACCAGTCATGTATATGTGTAAGTCTGCTGCATTGCCAGCAACTAACGTAGGTACAGTTGAACTACCATTCAGAGGTCGTGTTGTAAAAGTTCCTGGTGACAGAACTTATGAAACATGGACAGCAACATTCTATAATGATGATGCGTTTAAATTACGTGCAGCATATGAGAAGTGGATTGCACTAACAAATGGTGTTGATGCTAACGTTGCAGAAGTAGACATTGCTGATGTCTTCCAAGATATTGAAGTTACTCAGTTAGACAAGTTTGCAGGTGGAGCTAATCAATTAGAACCAATCCGTACTTATAGATTAGTTGGAGCATGGCCAGTTAGTGTTGGACAAATTGCTGTAGCATATGACAACAATGATTCTTACGAAGAATTTGATGTTGAGTTTGCATATCAGTACCACATCACAGAAGGTGGGGATGGAACTAACTTAGTTGGGAAATCCACTGCTGGTGGGTAACTAAATAGTAAGGATAAGAAACCAATTAAATCATGGCAGAGTTATTCGGTTTCTCGTTTAAGAAGAAATTGGAAAAGGAGAGAGCTCCCTCTCCTATCCAACCTTCAAGCGAGGACGGAGCTACTAGTTATATTGCAGGAGGTTACTATGGTCAATACCTTGATCTAGACGGTAACTTTAAGACTGAATATGACATGGTGAAAAAATATCGTGAGATGGCAATGCATCCAGAAGTGGATTCTGCTATCGAAGATATCATACACGAAGCAATCGTTGCAGATCAAAACGATAGTCCAGTACACGTTAACCTTGATAACCTTGAGGTTAGTGAAAGTGTAAAGACTATGATCCGCGACGAATTTGAGTATATTAAAAACCTATTTGGATTCGATAGTAAAGCCCACGAAATGTTCCGCAGATGGTACATTGATGGGCGTTTATATTATCATAAAGTAATTGATCTTGATAGACCTCAAGATGGAATCAAAGAAGTAAGATATGTAGATCCACATAAGATTAAGAAAGTAAGGCAGATAACAAAACCAAAAACTGCAGATGAGTTTATGAAGTATGACTTCGGTAAAGGCGAAGAGTATTTCATATACAATCCAAAAGGTTTACAGAACACATCCGCAAATAGCGGAATTAAAATTGCAAAAGATGCAATCTGTTATGTAACCTCAGGTATCATGGATACCAATAGGAATATCGTATTATCTTACTTACATAAAGGTATTAAAGTTCTCAATCAACT